CATCCTTTGTTGTAAGGGTCATTTTCGTTGATGGTAAGTGTCATTTCGACTTCCTCACGGTTCACGACAAGACAGCTTCTTTCGATGGCGAACTGACCGGTTTCGATGCGCTTGTCAAGGAATTCGAAGATGGATGGAAGTGTTCCGTTGAGATTCACCGGAATCGGCGGTCGGTTTTCCAATGGTTTTGCGGCTTCGCCGTGTCTGATAGTGACTTCCTTTTCTTTGGCAATAAGGTTGATTTTGATTTCCTGTTCCATAAGGCATTAAGAATTTAAGGTTTGTGACTGTAAATCTTCTTTCTGGCGCAAGGTTGCGAAGATGGTTGGTTGAAGTTCATCGGCGGTTGCCGGTCTGCATTCAATCAGGTCACCATCGGCGTTGTAATAACCCGTTTCCTTGCTCAATTGATCTGTGAATTTGTAACAGATTTCGGTGACATATTCGGATTTTGCCTTGATGTTGCCGACCATCTGGTTTCGCTGTTCCAGAAGCGGTTTCAACTTGCCGTTGATGGTTGCAACGGCGGCTTTCTTTTCCGCTTCAAGTTCCATAATGTTGATGGAAAGGTTTGCAAGGTTCTCTTTGTGACCTTGAAGTTCCGCCGGTGTGTACGGCTTCATATAACCTTTCTGTTCGCACGCATCACAATTGTCTTTCAGATACGCTTCGCGTGCGGCGGCGTTGACAATTTCTTTACCAAGATACTTTTCCATTGTTTTGGATTTTAGAATGGCATATTACTGAATGATAAGACAAGACCTTTGTCTGCAACGAACACCGGCTTTCCGATTTCCGTTTCAATGTCGCGCTTGAATTCCTTGGCGTTGGAATTTCCATCGGAAAGGTGAATCAAGACAATGTTCCGGACATCGGTCAGATCGTTTGCTTTGAGGATTTCCAGACAGGTTTCAAAGCTGCAATGGCTTTGAAGCGTGCGGTTGCGCATCTTCATCGGAATTCTTCCATTCGCAACATTGGCATCAAGGATGTCTTTGCGGTAGTTGCATTCCAGAAGAATGTGGTTCAGTCCGGAAAAGGTGAAATGCAGATAATATGTGTCCGTTGCGAAAAGGCAAGTTCCCATTTCTGGGTGATTGATAAGAAATCCGAATGGTTCTTTGGCATCGTGCTTCGCATCGAAAGGGATGACACGGAATCTTCCGATTTTTTCCGCGACTTTCGATGTGATCTGATGACACATCCGGTTCTGGGAAATGTTCAACGCTTCCGATGTTCCCCTTGACATATAACAAGGGATCTGGGCGGAAAGGCACTTTTCAACCTCTCTGGCGTGGTCTTGGTGTTCGTGTGATACAATTACACCATTGATGCGTGAAATGTCGAAATTCAAGGCTTTTTTGACCTCAATGAACGGCACACCGCATTCAATCACCAGGCATTCACTTCCATTGTCCAGAAGATAGCAATTGCCTTTTGAACTTGACCCCAAAACTTTCAATTCCATAACCATTCGGATTCCTTGATTTCACGATTAGAACCCCGGATTCCTTGGTTTGGAATCGGTCTTGACCACTTCGCCGGTCTTTGTGTCAACGACAGCTTCAACGGTCTTGTCACCGCTTGGACTTCCGGCATCGAAACCGATCTGTTCTTTATTGGCATCAACCGCCTTTTCTTCCTGAATTTGTTCATCCACTGGAATCACTTGTTCTTCCTGTGTGTACATTCCGCCAAGAAGTGCCGGGAACGCTTCGCGCAAAGCCTGAACCTTTGCGACCTTGGCAATCATTGTGGACTTCTTTTCATTCCAGATGGATTGCTTCTTGTCGTATTCTTCCAAGTTCACCTTGGAAACATAAGGGAACTTTCGGTCGGAACGATAGACCTTTGCCCATCCACCGACAAGGACATCATTCTTGTCGCAATAACATCCCTCTAATTCGATGACCGCATCCCCGCGCCTTACGATGATACCGGCTTGAATTCCGTCATAATTCGGTGACAGTTCCGCACGCTTCATCAAGGCTTCCTTTGACACAATCATCTGTGCCGGTTGCGTTCCGAACTTCACCAGATAGGCTTCATTCAAGAACGGGTTCAACTGATTGAACTGACAGATGGAAATGAACTGAACAAGGTCTGCATCGGTGACATCACCGTTTCCCTTGGTAAGATAGTTTCGCACGATTGTGCGCGAAAGGGTTACTTCTTGCCCGTTGGACAAATACACAACCGGCTTCTTTTCTTCTACAACCTGAACGGCTGACTTTTGATTTTCGTTTGCCATAATTGATTATTTAACGATAAGTTTGGAATCAGATGTGACAACCATCCGGACAATTTGGCTTTCCGTGTGAATGAATTCATTCACGCTTTCCGCATTGTCAAGGAAGATTGGTGCTTGCACGCCATAGTGCTTGCAAAGTGTGTTGATTATGTCAAGACCGGCATTGATCTGCGATGCGCGGTTGGTCGTTCCGAATGGGACACCGTTGACAAGTGCAACACAAGTTTCAACGGGATTCCCGTCAATGGTATAGTCGAACAGACGGAATGTGACCATCAGGAACATCTTGTTGACCCTTGCCGTGCATTCATCAATGCGTGCCTTGGTGAAGTTCTGAATGGTGAATTCGGTCTTTTCGATGTCGGCAATCTGTTGTGCCAGATCCTTGCCCTCTTTTTCAAGGCTTTCGATTTCTTCATTGGCACGAATGATTTGGTCTTGTGCCGCAAGTCTTTTCATCAGGTCATCGCGCTTCTGGTTGGCATTGGACAACGATGCTTTAAGACCATCCGAATCAACGGATTCGGAAGAAATGTTGTGGTCAATCTCCGCTTCCATTTCATCCAATGACTTTTTGATGTCGGCATATCCGGGAACATCTTCAACCTTGACTTCAACCGGCTTAACTTCCGGTGTGTTGTCCAATTCGTTCTGCACCTTTGCAAGATGCTCGTTGGCGCACTCAATGTCGAACACCAACTTTTCAACGGTCTTATTCCTTTCTTCAAGTCTGGCTTTGACGGATTCCCATTCCTGATTGTTAAGCTGACCGTTATTTGTAATCTGTTCAAGCCTTGCCGCCTTTTTCGCATTGAACTTTGCCTTGATGGTTGAAATCTGGTCATCCGGCAACGGCTGACCGCAAGTTGGGCAAACGGCAGACCCGTTCCATTCGGTCGCATCAAGTGAAGTCCATTCATCCAGAAGTTCGGTGCGTTTCTTCGCGCAAGCATTTGATGTTGCTTCAAGATGCTTGATTTCATTCTTGGCGGTTTCCAATTCGGTTTCTTTCATCCGGATTCCGGACTTGATTGAAGATATGGACAACACAAGTTCAACACGCTTCTGGTTGGCATCCTGTGCATCCTTACGCGCCTTTTCCTTTGCTTCATAGAATAGTGAATCAAGGTGTGCTTTGGCGTTGTTGATTTCGCTTTGTTTATCCTGTTGTGCCTTGAACTTTTCGCGCTGCGCCCTGACAACATTCTGCATCTGAACATTGATGCTTTCGATTTCCTTGTTGACATCCGCCAGATCCTTTTTCAAGGCATCGAAATCTTCCGATTCCGGCATCATCTTGTGGGTCTGGTCAATTCTTGGCTGAATGTGGTCAAGTTCGGTTTTAAGGCGCGATTTCTTGGCGGCAATCTCACGCTTGAAGTCAAGCAATGATTTCCCGGAAAGACGGTCAAGAAGCAATGCGAAGTCCTTGTTGTCCTTTGCGATTTCTTCATCCGTGACATTCCCGGCAAGTTGGAAAAGCTGTTCACGCTGCAAGTTCCACTTCATCGAAGTGAAGAACGCCGGATTGGTTATCATCTTGAACACATCGGCATCAACGATGGCTTCAACGCGCTTGGCATATTCGCCGACATTGACCGGTGATTCATTCCACCAACATTCCGTGCGGTTGCCCTTGAACACAAGTTCAACGCATCCACGCGGCTTGACCCAATCTTCAACGAAAGAACGCTTCAAGGTGATCTGTTCGCCATTCACAAGAAGAACACCGGTGACGGAACATTCACAATTGTGAAGTGGTTCGCCATTCACGATGGTGCGGATTTCATAATCTTTGCGTTCCTGTGCATCCTTTCCGAATAGCAACCAAAGAAACGCATCGAAATGTCTTGACTTGCCCAATCCGTTTGCGCCACATATTGTGGTGATGTCGGAATTGAAAGTCGTTGTCCGTTCCTTTTCACCCTTGAAATTGACAAGGGAAAGGGATTTCAAAACGATCTGTTTCATAGATAATAAATAGATAAATGTTATTTGGATAATAATGTCAATGCTTTGTCTGCATCAATGATGATAGTGCGACACCTCTGTTCGATGGCTTCATCAATCACACCGCTTGCCTTGATGCGTGCGGCTGTCCGGATGGAACAATTGTAAATCTTCGCAATGCCCGCAAGACCATATTCCAGATGTCTTTCTTTCGCCGGTTCTGGTGTTGACGGTTTTTGACCGATGATTTCAAGAAGCTGCCCAACCGTCAGATCAATGATTCGCGTGTTCTTGTCTATTTCCATTGTTTTCATCTTTTGGGATATAGCAAGCGCGGAACATAATGAAACACATCACGGAAGTCCAGATGTGCCAATAAGCACCGCAAAAGATGACACCGATAAGACACGCAATGCCAAGTGCCAAGAACAAGAATGCCTGAATGTTGTTTATTATTCTTTCCATAGTGGTGATGTTAAATTTCGAATGTTGATGATTCTTCTTTTTTGCGGCTGCGCACCCTGATGGTGTTTGTTGTTCTGGTTCTTGTTGTCCTTATCCGGACAAATTGGTCAATCGAGTTGTCGAAGATGCTTGGAAGCAAGATTGCCAGAAGAACGAATGCGCCGATGCCGCGCTTCAATGGTGAAAGGTTGAATGATATATGAAAGTGTGTGCAAAACCACCAAGCCGACAATTCATTTGCTTTGTTGATTTCCAACTTTTCATAAATGTTCCGGGTGTGGTTCTCAACAGTCCTTTCAGAAAGGCAAAGCCGGTCGGCAATCTCTTTCTTGGATGCGCCCCACGCAATCAGTTCGCTGATTTCCGCTTCGCGCTTTGTGAGTTCGACACCGGCTTTCATCATTCCGCCCCCCAGACCGATAGAATGTTGTACTTATGGAACACTTGTTCGATTGCGGCGGCTTCTGTCACCTTTGGTTCTACATTACCATACAAGCGTTTTAGGAAGTTGGGTCTTGTAGTGATACCCAATGCAATCATCAGTTCTTCACGAACCGATTGCACATCTTTCTGCTTGACTTGATTCCACCCTTTGAGAAAGGAAAATTTTGGATTTACATCTTTTGCCATAAGAATTGAGTAATTTTTGTTATTTTTGAACTTAATTTTCTGCGTTACCTTTGTAATCGTATTCGTTTCGTGTGCAAAGTAACGAAATAATTCACGAAACGCCAAACATTTTTCGTGTTATTTCGTGATATATTTCGCAGAATATTACAAGGAAAACTATAAGTTATTGAGTATGAACGCAAAAGAAATTAAGGAACTTCGTGACAAACTTGGCATTTCGCAAGAAAGGCTTGCCGAAATATTGGGTGTATCATCACGAACCATCCAGAATTGGGAAGCCGGTGGCACAATCCCGCAAACAAAGGAACTTGCGCTGCAATCCATCAGCTTGAATCCGGACATCAAGTTCTTTGGCGGCGGTCAATCAAATGTCAACGGTGACAACATTGCCGGTGGAAACATCAAGGTTGAAACACCGAAATCACAAGACAAGTGGATTGAACTTCTGATGTCAAAAGAACTTTCCTTGCAGAAAGCGCAAGACCACATCACGGAACTTCTGGACATAATCAAATCAATGCAACGCAATGGATAAAGTGGAAATCAATGTCAATGAGTATTACGGGAACGCATCTTATTATTCCGTGATGCCGCAAGCTGTGTTTGATCTGTTAGAAGCCGCCTTTCTCAACGGGTTGACATCCGTTCCGGTGGACAAGGATGTCTTTGAACAGATGGAAGCCGATTATAAAAAGAAGATGAATCAATAAGTCCTGGTTCTATGAAGAAATCAATCAATGCCAAGACAATTGAAGTGCAACGCCGGTTCTTCGAAGCGTTGGACACATTGATTGCATTGGAACGCATCACCGGAATAAAAGGATTCTGCGTGAAATACGGATTGAACCGGGTGAAATATACAAGATTGAAAAACGATCTGGGGAAACCCATCGAAGAAATGTTCTATAAAAGCATTGATGTTGATGCGTTGGCGGACATCTGCGAACTTGGGGTTTCTCCGGAATGGTTGCTTCTTGGTCGCGGAAAGATGCTGATGAAGTAAGATGAAGATTGACCGGACAACAAAATTCTATCTGCACAAGCGCAAGACGGGAGAAACACGCAACCTTACAATCCGGATGCGCATCACCTTGCGCGGACAACGACCTTTGGATTTTTCCACCGACTACCGCGTTGATCTGGAAGATTGGGATGCGCAACACCAGATGGTCTTGCCGACAAATCCGAATGCGGATGAAGCGAATTCCACAATCACCGAATGGCGTGCTATCCTGAAAGACATCTTCGCACGATATGAACTGATTGAAAAGCGCGTTCCGATGCCCGGCGAAGTCAAGGATCTGTTCAATGATACCATCGGAAGAAAAACCATCCTGAACGAAAGGTTTCCAGAACCGACAAAGGAATTCTTTGAAGTGTTCGACTTGTTTTGCCGGGATATGGGTGAACAAAACCAATGGACTGATTCAACCCACGAAAAGTTTTCTTCGCTTCGCGGACACATCCGGGAATTTGACCCATACATTTGTTTTGAAACCATCAATGAAAAGAAGATGGTCGAATATCTTGCCTATCTGAACCGGAAGCAATTGCGGAACACAACAATTGCCAAGAACCTTGGATTCTTCCGGTGGTTCTTGCGTTGGGCGGCTGATAACGGATATTACAACGGTGATGTCCACGAAAAATTCAAGCCGAAATTGAAAGGCACGAATGTGGAATCACACCAGATCATATATTGCACCCAAGAAGAACTTCGCAAATTGGAAGAACACCAATTCACGGCAAAGGAAGCTGCACTTGAACGGGTGCGGGATGTCTTTTGTTTCTGTTGCTTCACCGGCTTGCGATATTCCGATGTTGCCAAGTTGAAGCGTTCCGACATCAAGCAAGGCTTCATCAAGGTGATGACAAGAAAGACCGATGACGGGTTGATGATTGAATTGAACCGGCATTCGCAAGCCATTCTGGATAAGTACCGGGAACAAAGGTTTCCATCCGATCTGGCGTTGCCTGTCATATCCAACGAGAAGATGAACCAACATTTGAAAGTTCTTGGTCAGGTGTGCGGTCTTGATGACCCAACAAGGGTGATATACTTCCAAGGCAAGAAGCGTTTTGAAGATGTCGTTCCGAAATGGTCTGTCCTGACCACACATTGCGCAAGAAGAACATTTGTTGTCACCGCGCTTCAATTGGGCATTCCGGCGGAAGTCATAATGAAGTGGACAGGACATTCAAGGTATGAAGCAATGAAGCCGTATGCCGCCATTGTTGATGAACTGAAAAAGAAGTCAATGTCAAAGTTTGATGAAATATGATTGGACACGAAATTTCACGATGTACACAGACCACTTTCACGAAATTGCGCGTACACGAATTTGTACACGAATTTTGGCATTTTGGGCATCCTGATGTGACATCGCAGAATGACAAGAATAATCCGTTTTCGCTGATAATCAATCGTTTGGCATCTTATGGCAGCGCAAAAAGACACGGGTCGTGCTTCCTCCCTCTCCGCAATGACAACTGAAAACCAGTTAGTTATGCAAGTTGTACACGAATTTGTACACAAAAATGCCCCATTTTTGGGGCGTTTTTTGTTTCCGGACACTTCGCCAAAACTTGCAATTTCGTGCAAGGCTTGCAAGTTCTTGGAAGATGACTTCATTTTGTAGTCAACCCGTGACAGATCTTCACGGTTGAAAGCGTTTCAACTTGTAACGGTTTCCCATCCGGATTTCCTTTGCAAATAAAAAATCGCGCTTGGGCGCGTTCCGATGCGGTTTCCCATCCGTTCCGTCACATAAGCTGCAAATAAGATTCTGTTCCAATTCCGGTGATAAGTGTGCCAGAAATGCCCCAAAGTGTGCTAAATATCCGGATAAGCGTGCCAAAACACACTTATTGTGCAACATACTTGCATAATAAGGGTGATGGAATATGCTTGACCATTTCCCCGGCATCACGAAAATGGTTGCCGAACATTTTCCCGGCATCAGGAAGATGATATAAAAAGACCCGGACATCGAAAGGACATCCGGGTCAATCTTACATAAACAACCGCTTCATTGCGACAAGGACTTTTTTCAACCAATTGGCAATCGGCTTGCGTTTCAACGCCAACCAGATCGCGGCAACAAGCGCGGCAATCACGATGACTGTCACCATTATATATTTCGGTGCTTTCGCCACTTCCTTTGGCGTTTCTCTTTCCACGACAAGTTCTTCATCGGTGGATGACTTGGATTCCTGTTCTTCCGAACCGCTTGAAGATTCGGATTCATAGGATTTGCCGGTCTGTTCCGTTTCGGTTTCGATGGTTGTCTGTTTGACAGACACAACATTCCCACCCCTTACGGACACCGAACCATCATTTCCGATGGTGACTTCCGGTGCGACCGGCACGGATGAAGTGTCGGTTTGCATCTTGTCCGGAAAGGAATCAGGCAACGGCAACGGGTTGAATGTGATTTCAACGATGGTAATCTTGCCGGATTCGGTCTTGGTCGTGTCAACCATCCTTTCGGTGATGATGCTTGAATCCCTGGTCGTGTGCGTGTAATCATCCGTTGTCGTTGTCTGGGTCTTGTGCAATGTTGCACACCCCGCAAGACAGATGCACGCAAGAAACGCGAAAGTCCTTTTCATTAAGCAAATTGTTTTTTCAGGTCATACAATCTATTTTTCCAACCCTTAACGAATCGTTGGTTGGTGTGGCGCATCCTTTCAACTTCCGTTGACTTGCGACCAATCCGCGCTTCGTAACGGACAACGGATGAATCAACAATGTCATCGAAGTATTTAAGGCGTGCATTGAAGATCTGGTCGAACAGCTTGTCCGGATCTGCCGCGTTCAAGGCGGCAAGGGTCTTTTTTCCGACAATGCCATCCTGTTCGACACCAAGAAGCCTTTGTGGAATCTTGATGCCATACACGCCAGAACCCCACACCCAATCAACAAGGATGTTGGCAATCTTCTGTGACTTGATTTTGTCGGCTTGCCACCTGTCCCAATAATGTGGTTTCAAAACCCTTGTCATCACATCATTGTTGCTGATAAGTTTCAGGTCGGCAACATCAATCTTTCCGTCACCGTTCTTGTCATATCCACACCGTTGCCAAGTCGCAATGGTCACGCCTTTGTTGGTCGCGCCACCGGAATCAGCCGGGTCGTTTACGAATCCGCCTTCCCATTTGAGGATGAACGGAAAAAGGTTTTCAACTTTCGCCATAGTCATCAATGTCTGGTTCGTGATGGTGATGGTGTTCCGGATGGTTGTGTTCGCGCTTCCTGTCCTCTGGGTCTTTCAGGTCTGACAGATCAATGTCGAAATGTCTTTCCGTCTTGTCAATCATAATCTTCTGGCAAACCTTTGCCCATTTTGCATTGTTGCAAGAAGATTCGTTTTCAAGGATTGACCACACTTGCCAGAAACAGACCGCACCGGCAACGATATTCGGCAACTTGATGTCGGCTTCCTCAAATATGATGCTTTCCACCAAAGCTGCAAGAATGATTGCCGCGAACACTTTTATCATCGTGACAAACACCTTTCCCATTTCTTGTGATTTGAACTTTCCGGTTGCTTGTTCCGGGAATTTCGCCTTGACACGCTTTGACAGTTCCCAAGCCGAATAGCAATCGGCAAGGATAAGCAACACACAGATGATGGCGAATGGGAACATCGGTTGAAGAAATGCCCAAGCCGCACCAAGCATTGCGAAAAGGATCTGCCACAATCGGTCAAAGAATATTCGGAAGAATTCATTCATAACACCTATGTAAATTGGAAGCACTTGCCCACTTTGACAATTGTGGTGTCCATTGGGAAAAGATTGATTGGTTTCAATCCGTTTTCCTTGCGTTGTGCATTTATGGTCGGCAAATTGGCTTGCGCCTTTTGGATGGTCGTAATCAATATGTCCGAACCCGTGAAGCAAGAACGCCTTTCACCGATGGCATCACCATTGGAATCCTTGGTGAAGTAATCACCTTGCTGATCTGGTTGCTGATTGAATGTCGCAAGACAAACTTGCATCTGCATACACAGACCATTTGCGGTCTTTCCCGGATATTTTGAATTGGTAATGATGACCTTTTCGATATGAATTCTTCTGTCAAAAAGTTCATCAATGTCTATTGACTTACCAATCACCGCTTCTGATGAAACACCAAGTTCACTAAATCTTGCCATAATGAAGTGCTTCAATTGTTAAACATCAAGTGTCCGGTCAAGCAATTCGGCAACATCCTTGCGGAAAGTAAGGAATTCACGATATTCGGCAACAGCCTGTTCGTTTTCCTCAATTCCAAGAATGTGTGAATTGTAGGCATTGACAAGTGCGAATTCTTCCGATTCGTTCAGGACTGAACGCAGAATGGCGTGCTTGCAAGCATCCTTGGTGATTTCGTTCCAAACGATGACTTCATAACACTTCCAACCCACCTGAACGGGTTCTGTTGCGCCCTCTGGTGTGTTGTATTCCGCTTCGATGTTGAACCGGTAATAATAGAAACCCTGAACATCCCTTTCGGTGATGGCGGGTCTGCCGTGCGCCATATCATAATGGGCATTTGGCTCTAACGAATCTAATCTCATAAGGAAATGATTTTTGAAGTTTGTTAATCAGGTTCTTCGAATTGCCGTATTTGCACCACCCCCACCAAGAACAAATGTTCTGTTTGTAGGCTTTTTCTTCGACAAGAACCTTTGATCTGTTCAGCATTGCCACCCGGCGGCAAAGTGCTTGTTTGATACCTTTCCGCAACAATGTATATCCGTGAAAGAACACATAACCCAAGAAGTCAACACCCCTTGAATCGGTCGGAAAGACTTGGTAATTCTTCTTGACTTTCAGTTTCAGGTTCACGCGCATATATTCACGGATGTCGTGCATCAAGGCGTGAAGTTCTTCTTTGGTGGATGCGAAGATGGTTATATCATCCGCATACCTGAAAAAGTATTTGACCCGCTTGACCTCTTTCAGCCAATGGTCAAAATATGTCAAGTAAAGATTTGCGAAGTATTGTGAAAGATAGTTCCCAATGGGAACGCCACTTTCAACGGAATCAATGATTTCATCCAGAAGATTCAAAAGGCGTTCATCCTTAATCTTTCTTCGCAAGATCTGTTTCAGGATGGTATGGTCAATTGACGGATAAAACTTCTTGATGTCCAATTTAAGACAGTATCTTGTTCCCTCTGGGTCTTTCTTCAAGGCAAAGCGCACATCCCTTGCGCAAGCGTGGATTCCACGATTCTTGATGCAAGAATATGTGTTCGCCACGAACAATTTGACCCAGATGGGTTCAAGAACATTCATAATGGCGTGATGCAAGATTCTGTCCGGATAATACGGCAAGCGGAAAATCAAGCGTTCCTTGGGTTCGAAAATTGTGAAAGTCTGGTATTTTGAAGTGTGGTATGTTCCATTTACCAACGCTTCGTGCAAAGCAACAAGATTGGCTTCACGATTGCGGTCGTGAATCCTCACGCCAATGGAATTCTTCTTGTTCTTGCGTGCTTTGGCATCCGCAAGTTCCAAGTTTTCCATTGACACGATCTGGTCAAATAAGCCATTCAATCTTTTCATTCCTTTGCTTGAATATTAGGATTCTTCGGTCTTTCAACCTACCAAAACCGTTTTTCGATATGTACTTTTTTGCCCTTGTGGTTTTTCACACAAGACATTCGCCACCCATTGTGGCGTTTTTGTGGCACGGTTTCCGGTGCAAGGTTCTTCCCAGATCATATATTTCCAAGCATAGCTGAGAACCGATATTCGCATTCGTATTCGACCACGAATTATTCGAATTCGAGTAAACGAACCCCGCATTCGCACCATTATTCGCATTACCGCTGAAACACAAGGCACGCAACACCGGACAACCAATTCATTCATACTTTCAAATTTTCTCTTTCCACATTCGTATTATGTCGTGCTTCGCACTCCCGGATTACGGAATAAAGCAAAGCCGAGAACCGATACCCGCACCCGCAAGCGACCACGAATAAAGCGAAACCGAGAAAACGAACCCCGCAAGCGCACCAGTAGACGCATCACCGCCGAAACACCAGGCACGCGAAGCCACACCAGAATCCGGGATGGCTGTATAGAAGTAATCACAGAAGTATGTGGTTGAACCGCCACCGATTTCCTTTGGCATAATGTCACCATTATCATCAAACAGAATGGATTTGATGTAACCGGAACTTCTTGGAAGATTACCGATGAAAGTGTAACCGGTCAATTCGGATGCGCTTGTGTTGAACTTTGACGGGTCATCACAAGTATAGAACTTCGATTCGCCATCATCACCGGCGGCAATCAGAATCTTCGTTCCGTCAACCCACTTGAAGATATGACCGAAAGGATTTTCCACACCGCGATATGACGGAACACTTGTGGTGTATGCGCCACCATAAGCGGTTGCCTGTTCTTCATTAAAGGAGAACGAAACGACACCAGACTTGTTGCCAAGGCTGTTGGTATATCCGCACGGGATGAACGGATTATAACTGTTGTAAGTGTTCCATTTCGTTGAAATGATGTTGGACACACCATCACCCAAGCCGCCCTGACGGTAACCCTCTGGTGTAAGGGATGCGTTGAATGCTTTCTGTGAATGGAATGTGCAATATTCAACGGCGAAAAGCCAGAACAACTTGCGTTCCTGTTGATAAAGCATCATATTCCACTTGCTTTCACCGCTTGCGCCACGATTGCGGGCATAAGTGCGGAAGTTGGTCGGCGAAATAGATGTTGCCGGTTTTCCGAGAAGTGAACGATAAGTTTCATCCCATCCGGAAGTGTTGTTTCCACCGCGAAAATCGGTGGTCAGATTGACAACGGAAGCCATCTTGTTGTTGGAACGCTGCACGGTTGCTTCATACGCGCCAACATAATCCTTTGACCACTTCTTGAAGCCGGGCAAAGCATAAGTTGACATCAAGCAACGCTGCACATCACCATCCTGTTCGAAACGAACATACATATCCGGAATTTCGACCATTACTTGTCCATCAGTTCCATCAAGCACGGCATCCGCGCCGGTCGTGGTCTTTGTGGAATCGTTGGCATCCAGATAATAGTTGACAGATCCGTCATCGTTGAGCAAGCAACGGCGCATCTGTGACTGAATCGGCAATGTGTTGTGCAAAACGGTCTTTCCTATTCTGGTGGGTTCACCAGAAGATTGGACACTCCATTGAATGCCGTAATAGGCATCATAAGGAAAAGCGGGTCTTGTTGACCCTACACCAATGACAAGTCCCATTTTACAGTCCCCATTTAAGATTTAAGGTATTGGGATATGAAGTGGATTTCACAACCCGTTTAACAATTTCAGGATTCCACCCTACTTCGAACAATGTGGTGACGGTTTCGTTGTCACCCATCCCGGCAAGCTGCACTTCAAGCGTAACCGCCGATTCTCCATCGTTCTTGATGTTGAATGCCGTTCCATCAGGCATCTTGAAATCGGTTGTTCCAAGATTGCTGATTGAACCCATTCGCGCAATTTGTGGTGAACAAACTTCACCGGTTCTTGTTTCCATACAAATGAAGAATTAAAGTTTCACAAAAATAAGCAAATGATGTATCATTATGATACATTGTTCAAAACCAATCCGTAACTTCCAAACCCGGATGGAAGCACGGATGGTTTGATCTGTCACTTTCCGTTCTTGAACTTGCGGAATTTCTTCAACAATTTCCCCTGACCATTGAACGCTTCGATTTCCCAAGGTCGGCTTTCATACGGATATTCCGATGCGTATGTCTGACCTTTCCAAGTGAACACCTTGGTGTCCACATTCAAGGAAAGCTGACCTTTGATGTATTGCCCCAAATGAATCATTTCGTGGCAAAGAATAAGGTTCAACGGGTCACTTGGGTGTTCTCTCAACATAAGGTTATAAACGCCCGGCGCGGGTGATTTGTGAAGCAAACCATTCACGCGATATTCCCTTGTGCTGAAACGGTCAAGCAACTTGTCATTCTTCGTGATGACCACTTCCGCATCACTTATGCCCAATTGCTTTGCGGCAAATTCAAGCAATGCGGAAATGTCATCAATGTCTGTGTAATTTGTAATCTTGAACATCTTTCCGTGTGTTATAGTGCAACCCATCCAGATCCACGATTGATCTGGACACCGTTTGCCCTTGTGATACGAAGTCCAATTGCGCTTCCGGATGATGATAATCCTTGCAAAAGAATTGTCGGCGTGCCACTATCAAGCGCGAACACGGCGGAAAAACTGTTGCCAAGATGGATTGCAATGCCATTCGCGCCTATCTGGATTGATTGAAGCGTTGCGGATGTAATGATGACATTGCCGGTTGATTCGTTCTGGAATGATACGGAAATCCAATTGCCATACCAATCTTCTGGGTCAACCCACCATTCCCAAGATGCGCTTACCTTGATTTCGTAAGTACCCGCGCCCAAAGTCAAAGTTCCGCCATTGTATGTTATGCCCTTTGAACCTTGGTTTTGCGCCAACACAACCCGTGAACCGGATGATTGATTTATGACATAGATAAACATCGAATTCATATCAATCGTGCCGCCATAGTACCCTTGTTGTTCATCTTCCGAAATCTCAATTCTTGGGATATTGACTTGTGTTCCGGCTGATTGAACCGTGAATGTACAAATGGACATTTCGCCCTGGTCTTGACCGCTTTGTCCTTTTTGCGAATAAGTGTCACCCATCCACGATTGTTTCAATGGGAACGATGCGGTTGGTGTTCCGATGTCAATATCTTCACCCTTGACCAACAGCTTCTGGTTGTTGTTGGCATCGTACATTGTCATTTCGTTGTTCTGGATGATGATTCGCTTTCCGGTTTCGGCGGTTCGCAGAATACGGATAACGGCGTTATCAATCACAGCTTCGGCGGCAAACAAGAATCCGGTCGCAATGTTCTCATAACTTGCACCGAACTGTTCCCAATATGAAGTATTGGTTGGCAATACGCTGACAAAAGGTGATTGTGGCGCATCCGGTCTGGCACGATAATACGCGCCTTGGTATTTGACCACATCACAACGATAGTCGCACCCATAATATGTGGCGGTGCTTGCATATTCACCGCGATATGGTGATGATGGTGATTTACCATCCTGACCATCTTGCCCGTCTTGTCCATCCTGTCCGTCACGACCATCGTTTCCGTTGTTTCCATCTTGTCCGGAAAGAAGAACCGGTGTTGTCCAAGTTCCGGCAACGCCACTTGCAGAAACAACCGCGCAAGTCATCCAAGTTCTTGGTGTGTCAAGAATCTTCACGACAATCTTGTCATCGTTGGCAACCGATGAACCATCCTTGGTGTAACCGACATAAAAGAAATGCGTTCCGGCGGATTCAATGTTGATTGTCACAAGCGCACTTTGCGTTCCGGACACCCTTGCAAGGTAACTTGATGTACTGTGCGCCGAATCATCAAGATTGCAGATATATCCGAAATCATAATTGGCTTCTGATGATGCGAAGATTCGAACCATCACTTTGGTGTTCGCCTTGGTGGTCACGATCTGAATCTTTTCCCAAGTTGCACCGGAATGACCGATGGCGTTTGATGTCAAGGTCTTTCCATTGACAACCCAATCACCGGTGTATGTAGGCGAAACGATGTCACAGATCGGTGGCGCATCATTCCATCCGGTCGGAATCGGTGATGTGCTTGTCGGCTTTGCCGGTTGCGATTCGGCGGCTTGGAACACAAAGGAAGTATGTGAACCATCCGTTCCATCTGTTCCATCCGTTCCGTCTTGTCCATCTTCACCAACGATTTTTATTGCCGAACTCCAAGACCCAGAACCGACCCTTTCACGCATATACTTGTCACCACTCTGGAACGAAGAATGCCAAGAAGAACTTCCGTTCACCGAAAATTGGACTTCGATGCTTGAACCATCCGTTCCATTAGAACCGGGTTCACCTTTTTCGCCCTTGATTTTGCTGATTTCCCAAGAACCCCAAGTTCCGTTCTTGCACTTGCGCATTGCCATCCAGATGTCGGAAGATGTTGCGGTGTTGTGCCAATTGCTTGGGTTGGATGTAGGGTTGCCCGGATTGGAAGAAACGGCGGAATATTCAAAGTCAATGTCAGCCGTGTCCGTTGCCACTTGTGGAGTTGTCCACGCTGCCTGTTGCGGTGTCAGTCCGTCACTTGTGAAGATTCTGGTTGACATCCACAATTGCGCTTCACCTGATGGAACGCCATCACTCCACCCGGATGGAACGGGT